TGTAAGCGCCATTCGATTTGAGAAAATTTGACGCCTATTTGAGAAAAAGTCACCCCTCCAGAGGCGCGGGGGCGATCCTGAGAGCGGGATCTACAGTCCGGGTGAGGCGGATGTAGGCGGTGCCGAGCGGCCCGGCGACAGCCCCGTGGTAGATCCCAGCATGGTGGGGATGGAGGCCACCGGCGACCAGGGCGGAGTGGAACCAATCATCGGCGGCCCGGCGGTCCCAGGGGCAACCCGCGACCGGCAGAAACTGCCGCAGGCAATCATGCAAGACCGATGGCCAAAGACCGGCGCGCGGAGTGGGTGTGAGGCGCAGCCATCGGCGGAAAAGGCGGATGACGGGGCTGTAACCATCACAGGCGTATCCGGGCAGGATGCTAAAAAACGATCCGTCCCATCGGGCCAGGTGGAGATCCCCCGAGAGAAAATCCATGGGCTCCGATTGTATGGGCAACGGCGAGGACACGGTGGTGGTGATCACCACCGGCCAGCGATCGGTGACCTTGAAATGGGTGCCGGGTTTCAGGAGTGGGCAGATCATACGAGGGAAGTCATATCACGGATAATCGCCAGTGCGCCCGCGAGCGGTTTGGAAGGCCGTTTCGATTGCGCGAACATTGGCCCAATCGGCGGCAGTCAGGCTTTGGCCGAATGCCACAAAGGCTAGGGTGCCGTTCGATTTGGTGCCGCTGCCGTATTGGCTGTTTTCTCCAAGCAGATAAATGTCGTGGCTACAAGCCCCCACCGACGTTTGTGTCAGAGTGCTTTGAGTCGCGTCACGGTAGGATTGAACCGCCGTAGAGCTTGACCGGTTGAAGGCAAAGCGGCGAAGTCCCGTAACCGTTTGAGCCATGACGCTGGCGTTGTTCGCGTGGAATCCATGGTAGCGGATTGCCGTGGTAGAATAATGCTCTAAACAAACCCGATCCGGGCCTAGATCCTCCGCACCGTAAAGGTGTCCTCCTGCGTTCAGTGAGGCGATTGGAGTGCGGCAATAGACATAAACCGAGGCGGAGTCTTGCGCACTGACAGCATCAAAATTGAAATTGGTGTCCCCGAATCCCGTCGATCCGTCGCCCGTGATACCCGCCGCACTGTGCGTCACACCCGTCGTCCACGCTCCTGAGTTGGTGATATTGTAGGCATTCGCTTTGAGGTTTTGAGCGTGCGCCAGCGAGGTGCCTCCTACCATTGGGTAAATTGCATAAAACTTACTCCAAAGGGAACCTCCACCTTCGGCGGAGGTGTTCTTGAGGGATACGACCAGATTGTTCACATCCGTCGTGATCCCCGCATCCGCAATGCTCGCACGGCTCAAGAAATCGGTAGTTTCTGCTTCAACCGTTCCGGTAAAATCCTTGGTGAGAATCCAATAAATGTAATTTCCCACTCTCCGCCACTCCAACAGATCAACCGCACCGTTTCCCGTGGAAAGCGTGATCGCTCCAAGGCCATTCGCGGGGGTTTTACTACCGCTTGGCAGCGTAAGGTTGTAGGTGCTACCAGTAGCGGGCTGGGTGACAATCAGGGTGCCAGTCATGCCATCGACCAAATTAGCAAACGTAAGAGCAGTAGCCTGATCTATCGCCAGTGCCGCATGCTGTCGCGCGTGGTATTTGTTGAGCGTCCATGTTGCAGTCGCTCCGGGTGTTAGTGTCACCACTTCCGGTTCGCTGCCCGCGTGCCACAATCCTTCATTTCCAAGCTCGGAAACCAGTGTGCCGGTCACGTTCCCCCGGTTCGCATACACGTCTGCTGCGGTGTATCCAACGATTGCCGAGTTAGTGTAAGTGCGCAGCACCGAGTTTGTCCCGCTCAAGTCGATCGGGGTTACTTGCATTGCAATGTTGCTGTCAACTCCAGCGCCACCGGTCCATGTCTGCGACTCCATGAAAATCGCTTTTGAACTGCGGATGGTGTCCGTGTTAGTTGCTGCACCAGACCGCATGTTCAGGCACATGGAATCCCGGATTGAGTCGTTGTATCCGAATTGCAACCGTCCGCGACAGGCGATAGCAATGAAGTTTCTCGACAAATAAAGGGTTTCTCCTCCGCCCGCATCGTGATTAAACCAATGATGGATGCTTGCTGCGGTAGTTCCATCCACTGGCGACATCCACTGAATGCCCTGTAAATCAGGGATTTTGATGTTTCCGTTGGATAGAAACGGGCTAACAGCCGCGTTCGCATATGCACCAGTGACAAGATTTCCGCTCGCGTCGTATTGCAAAACCTTGCTCACGCCTCCGGTGGCGGATAGTTGCGTGAGATCCACCTTGAGGCCGAGGCCGCTTTCGAGCTGGGTTGAATTGACCAAGGATGGTTCCTGCGCGGCGAGTGGCAGGGCGAGTGCGAGGAGCTTGCAGAGGTGTTGCAGGGTGCTTTTCATGCGGTGGTGACGTTGAGGGTGGCGAGGGTGGTGTCGTAGTAGATTTTGCCGATCGCCAAGGCGGCGTTGGCAGCGGCGACGGTGGCGTAGGATGGCACGCCTAGGGCGGCGAGTACGGCGGCGGTGGTGACGTCTCCGGCGAAGGGTGCCGGATCGGTGGTGGTGATGACCGGGATGGTGGTGGTGGGGAGGTGCGCCGGGGCGCGCTCGAACTTGATTTTGTCCGCCCACACGGTGCGGGTTTCTCCGGTGCCGGAGTGGGTGGCGCGGATGGCGCAGTAGAGCTGCCGGGTGGCTTTGAAGGCGTTGCTGTCATCCGGCACGAGCACGATGGAGGCGGTGCTGTCGCTGGCGCTGAGGCCGACACCGGAAGCCTTTTGGATGACGGCATCGGCGTCGGGATCGGTGGCCTTGCGCTTGGCGGTGAACGTCAGCCCCCATGTGCCGCCCGGCGTGAAGGCGGCTTCCTCCCATGTGAGCGGCACCTGGTGGGTTTTGTTGTCGCCGATGTATTGTTCTAACATGATGATCAGGGTGTGGTGTTAGGGCGTCGCTTCGTAGCAGTAGCTGCCGCCGACCGGCGGGATGTCCGTCTTGACGTATTGAGTGCCGACGGTCGCGATGGATGACGCGTAGGTGACGGTCGCCAGCAGGATGGCGAAGTTCCGACCGTGATCGGCGTATGGGTCAAGGGAGGCGGGCGCGACCGTGGAAAAAACAACTTCCGGCGTGCCGGTGAAAACCTGCCGCTCCGAGTAAAAACGCGCACCGCTGCCGCCGGACAGCACATCGTCTCCGGTGACGATGGTGGTGATGTCACACAGCGCGTAAATGTAGCCGTTGGCGGTGACGGTGACGCTGCTGTCTCCGGTGAAGTCTAGGAAGTATCCGACAAGTGAGGCCGGGTCTCCAAGGTCGCCGGTGCCGTTGGTGCGGTGGGTGATCAAACGTCCGGCACCGACCGCGACGGTGGCGTCGCCGTTGGCCGTGACCTTCCACGGATGGTCCGGGGCCTTGTCGTAGTGATCCCATTCTTTCGGACCGTCGAACGGGCCGATGTTCTCGCCGGTGGCACTGGCTCCGGCATCGTCGCCGAATTGGTCGCTGGCGCGCTCGGCGGAGGTGATCCAATTGACCTCGCGGCGGTTGAGGTAGCGGAGGTATTCGAGGTAGTCTCCGAAGCTCAATTCGGGGATCGGGCCGAAGTCGATGTTGACGATTTCGGACTCGGCGTCCCATGACACGGAATGGACGGGCGCGGCCATGCTTGACCATCCAGAGACGCCGCCGGTGAGGTTGAGTTTGCGGCCGTGCCACGCGCCCGAAAGGTTCTCCGCCAGGATGGAAATCCCGCCTTGGTATCGGGTCCCGTTGTGGATGGAAGTGTAGTAGGACTCGGCGATGCCGGCGGGGGCGTTTTCGGCTGCCTCCCATGAGGCCAGGGATTTGTAAACCTTGGTCGTCGCGTTGGTGCCGGTGATGGTGATGTCCTGCGGAATGCGGGCGATGATTTCCTCATCGGCGGCGTCCGCAGTGCCAGTGGCGGCGATGGTGTAGGTGATGCGCACGCGCCCGACTTTTTTGCGCATCCACTCATGGATCGAACCCTTGACGAGTTGGCGCGGCAGATCGGAGAGGGTGATCGTCGCCGCCGGGCCGCCCAAGCGTGTGGCGTTCGGGTTGATGGGGTCCGGCGGGGTCTCGGTTTCGGCGATGACTTCGGTCGCCCAGGCGGACACGGTGAAGTCCGCATCGGCGACTTTGGTGAGGGCTGGAAAATTGAGTTTCAGGAACGCTTTGTCGGCGCTGCTTGGAATCGTGCGCGTCTGCACCTGCTGTTTCTGAATCTGCGCCCGGACCCCTTGTAGATCGACGGTGGTGCAGAGCACTCCGGCCCCGCTGTCCGCACCGCCGGTCGGGTATTTTTGCACGCTGACGCTGCGGTAAATCTCGCCGTCGATTTCATCGGCGGTGACGAAACAAATCCGAACCACGTCCGGGAGCTGGTCTTGGATCTCGGTGACTTGGAATGACGAGCAGGCCGTGCATGCCACCGACAAAGCCGATGCACTCGCGCGCGGCGTCACGTTGAAGGTCGGGTTGGGCGTGGTGCTGTGGTCGATCCATGGAATCCAATCGGGATGAAATTTCAGGCACTCACGGATCACTTCCGCGCAACTCATGCCGTCCACTTCCTGCGGCCAAAGCAGCATGCCGGTGGGGATCGATCCTTTGATGAGCGAGACGCCACCGGCGATTGCGAAATCCAGCGCCGCTTCGATCTGTTCGCCGAGGGTGATGCGCGTGCCGGCATCGTCCACACCGAGGAATACGCGCGGCATGAGAACGCTGCCGCCGTTGACGGCCCAGCTTTCCTGATAGGTGATGCGTTCGAGGTCTGCCCAGGCATCCTCCACAAGGTAATCCTGCCCTTCCGTTTTATCATCGGCGGACTTGGGAACGGCGCGGCACTTGCCGACGAAGAAGGCGTCTCCATCCTTCTTGATCGTGACGCTTCCACCGTAGGAAACGAGTTCGGTCGCGTCGAAATTCACACCGGCGCGCAGCCGCACGGAAGACGGCCCGGCGGCTTGGAAATTCCCGCCGATGACCGACACACCAAGCTGGGTGGGCGTGTAGTCGGATGAGGCAAGACGGATGAGCCAGGTGGAAGGCATGAGTTGTTATTTGCCGTTGTTGCGCAGGGCTTTGACCTGCGCCTTGATGGTGGCGACCTGTTGAGCCTGCTCTTGGAGGCCGGAAAGGATTTCTAACAAAGCGGCGGTCATGGCCGTGCCGTTTTCCTTCTGCTTCTCGCGGATCATGTCGCCGAGCTTCTGCAACTCCGCCTCGTCAGTGCCGTCTGCAAGGGCCTTGCCGACGGCTTGCAAAGTCTTGTTGCGGCGGCGGTTGCCTGCGCCGCGCAGGCCGAGTCCGCGCTGGCGTGCGGATGCATCGAGACCGCCTTCGAGTGCGCCTGCGACTTCTTCCAAGCGCCCGCCTGCCAAGTCTTGAGTTTCGCGTTGCCGTTCCTGCGCGGCATGGCGGAGGGCGGCATCCCGGCGGGCTGCCTGGCCTCGCAAATCCTGTGTGAGTTGGCGGTCGATTCCGGGCGCTGCCTCGCGTGCGAACACGCCGGATGCCTGCGCTTGATCGGCTGCTCTTTCAGCCTCTGCTTGGGCGGCTTCCGCCTCCTGTTTTTGCTTGGTTTCGCCCGCTCTGAATTGTTCGAGATTCGCGTCGGCGTCTTGGAGTTTGGTTTCGGATTCCTTAACTCGCGCCAATGCTTTTTTAGCGGTATTCAGCTCCGCCTCAAGTGCTGTAATTCGCTTCGCCCTGGCATCAAAAGCCGCCGCATCAAACTGTCCGCCTGGGCTGAGAGTTTGACCGGAAGTGCGCTCGTCAAACAGTTGTTTTTTAAGTGCCGGAACATCTTTTTTAGCGGCTTGGCCTGCTTTGTAATCGCGTTCTAAAACCGCTCTTTGGGCCTCAAATGCGGCCCTTGCCTGCGCTGCCGTTTCGGCATCCGCCGCTTGCCGTGCTGCCTTGGCCTGCGCGTCTCTTGCGGCGGCGGCGTCGAGCTTCGCCTGGTCATCCAACTTTTGTTTTTCCGCGGCGGCGGCGGCGCGTGCCGCTTCCTCCCGGATGGCGGCGGTTTCGGTGATTTTATCCTCTTCGGACTTGTTGGGATCGGCCTCGATCTCGGCGATGCGGGCCTCCCGCTCGGCGGCGTCTCCGCCTTCCTTGATCGCGCGCAGCTTGGCGTTGAGCGCGATCTGGATGGCGAGCCGCTGGTTGATGCGCTCATAGGATTTCTCCTCGGCGTCGAGGGATTCGATCCATGCCTCGTTCACATCGGCGCGCTTGGCATCGGCGGCTCTCTCAGCGGACTCGGCGAAGTTATCAAGCGCATCGTTGATCTCATCAATCTTCGGCGCGGCATCCTCCGCTTCCTTGCCGCTGCGGAAGAGTGCGGCGGCCAGCGGCACGCCGATTCCGATCACGGCACCGGCCACCGCTCCGATCGCGCCGAAGCCGCCTAACAACTGCGGCACCTGTTGGGAAAAGATGCGCGTGGCGGAGACTCCCATCTCCGCCTGCACGGCCATGTCCTGAAACTGGAAGGCCACATTCTGGATGCCGCGGCCCATCGCCCCGGACGATGCCGTGACCTTGGATGCCGTGACGCTGTATTCCTGCTTGGCCCTGGTGGCGCTTTCGGTGGCGGCCGTTTCCTTTCGCACCTTGGCCTCCACCTGCTCGATGGCGTTGCCCAGCTTTTGCACATCGGCGGCGGACTTGTCCGCGCCGGTGGTCTGCAAGCTCAGGGTGTAATCGAATTTTTCCATGGCTCAAGGACCCACCTGGCTGAGGCTGGTGGCGGTGATGGAGTAGCGCGTGAGACGGCGCGGATTCTTGGCGGGGATGTAGCGCAGCGGCGTGACATCGCTGATGATCGCGGAGGCGAACTGCCAGTAACGATCCGTGATGGTGCTGATTTCCACTTTAAGCGGTTTGGGGTCCGCGCTCAAAGATGTGATCAAGGAGGTGAGCAGGTCCTGCCTTGAGACCGCATCGGATGCCGCGTCCTGATAGATCGCATACGAAAGCTGTGTCACCGCGTTGCCGCGGTTGCGGATAAGCGGCGCGGTGCCGCGCACCAGAGGGATCACATCGATCAAGCGGCTCAAGCCGATGGAGAGCTCCTCCTCCAGCTTGTCGCCGATGTTGATGAGCACCAGCGGAGTGCCTGCCGGATCGAGCGTGAGTTTCCAGTTGCTGACGATACCACCGGGCATTTTTTATGGAGTGAAGATGACGGGCGGTGTGGCGGGAGCGGGCGTCGGCGGCCCGGTGACGATGGCGGGCGGGTTGGGAACACCTCCAACGACAACCTCATCTTCAACGACGGTAAATCCTGATCCGGTCCAATCGGCCTCCCATGGATAATCCGTTCCAATCGCTGCGGCAGAAGATCCCACGCCGCTGGTGTTGTAATTGAAACTGTATGTAGAACTACCCCAATTGATGAAAGTGACGGGATAGGAGACATAATCCAAGCCGAAAAGCACTTTCCCATTCCCGTATGAAGTCCCTTGCTCGCGAAGAATCAAACCGTCATGAACACCTCCTACGATGCGGGCGGCTCGATAAGTGACACCCACCACAGGCGGAGAATGAACCGCGCCGGGTGCAGCGGGAGCGGCACTCGGTGGGGTGTGGATGGCGGGTGGGTTCGAGGGCATAATATCAGGCGGTGATGACTGGCGGGGTGGGCACGGAGAAGGCCGCGATGACGGGGCTGCCGCTGCCGGTGCCTACCGTCCATGAGGTGAGGCCGTCCGGGCTGGCCGCGGCGCTTGTTTTCGTGGCAGAGTAGGAAGAGCCTCGTGAGACCTTCCATGCGGTGCCGGTGTATTCGGCGATCGTATTGCCGGCACCGGCTACTTGGGTGCCGTCGGAACTCCATGCAGGCTGTCCGAGAATCAGCCCACAGTAAATCACGCTGCCGTTGACGCCGGAAGTGGCGACGCCGGAGATGACAAGCGTGGCCTTGCCCGCCGGAGCGGGCGCGAAGACGGCATTCGGCGCTGCGGGCGGGCCGCCAGCGGAGGGCGGCACGTAAATGACGGGCGGGTTGGCGGGCATGGCAGTAGTAACTTTGAACTTCGAACTTTGAACTTCGAACCCCGAACGAAGAACCCCGACATTTGACGTTCGAAGTTCGACGTTCGGCGTTCAGGCCGGTCAGGCCACCAGCAGGTAGCTGTTCTGGGTGCTGTCGCGCACTTCCAGGGTGTAGGTGAGCTTCTTGGTGTTCGGGCCTACCTCGCCGGCATCGGTGAGACGGATGCGGCTCCAGACCTGGATGCGCTCGGTGACGACGCCGGTTTTGTTCTGGAGTTCGATGAACGCGAGTCCCTCGACATAGTCGTCATTGCGGGCGAACGGCGATTGTGCGGTGCCGACGACGGGCTGGGTGGAGAGACCGTGTTCAAGCTGCTTGAGCAAGCTGTTGGTCTTGGCAGTGGTGCCGGTGTAGGTGACTTTTTTCAAGGTGCTCTCCATGTCGTCGGTGTAGCCACCGGCGGCTTTGGGGATCTTGAAGGTTTCCTCCTCGAACTCTTTCTCGCACTTGATGGTCTCCGTGTCGTGGAGTTGGAAGTTCGTATAGTTGGTGGTGGGCGAGTTATCCGGCCACGCGGTGGTGGCGGTGAGTGCCGGATTGGCATCGACGACTTCCCCAGCGGGGATGAAATAAACGCGGGCGTTGAGCAGCTCGCGGCGGATGGTGGTGTATGCGGCCATGGTCTTGTTTTTCTATTGGTTCTCGTTGGTGGTCTATCAGAGGGTGATTTCCCGCTCGAAGCGGATGCTGTAGGCGGTGTATTCCTGGTCCGGGAAAGGATCGAAGCCGGTGCAATAGATGCGCTCCGTCCAGTGGGCGGAAGAGGGCCGGATGCGGGCGTGATGCAGGAACCTGGCAAGCTCGCAGATCAGCGCCATGATGGGGCGCGCGGCCTTGCCGCGGATGCGGGTGGAGACGTAGAGCTGCGCTTCCAGTTCGAGCATGAGCACCGGCCCTTCCTCCTCCTTGTTCGGGTTGGTGGCACTGCCGCCGATGAGCAGGAGGCAGAGGCCCTTGTTCATGGCGACGCCCTTTTTGATGAGGTCATCAATGCCTTGCTCTGTCTCTTGCGGCGAGACGACGACCACCTGGCGCTCTCCGAACTCGACGAGAGCGCCAGTATCGGAATCGATGATCGCCTGGCGGATCGCATCCAGCATGGGATCGATCTCGCCGGGTTCGACGGTGCCTGTGGTGACGACTGGCGGGTTGGCGGGCATGGCTCAGTTGATCTTGAGGATGCGGCGGATGGCCGCGTTGAATTTCTGATAGAAAGTGAGGCGGGTCTGGATGCTATCCAGTTCCGTGCCCAGCGGGCGGCGGCGCGGAATGCGCACGTTGCGGGTGTGTGGCTTCACATAGGAGAAATTGGCGCGGCCGCGCTTGAGGTTGCCTTTCAATGCCCGCGATGTGGACTTGGTGAGCTTCCCACGAAAACTTGAGTATTCGCTTTGGAAGTCCCGGCGGGCGTTTCCTCGCACGGCCTTCCGCGTGTGGCCTTTGATCTGGACGCGGCCTCGGAACCCGAACTCATGGCCGCGGAAGTAAGACACGTTCGATCCCATCGAGACGCTGGCGCGTCCGGTGCCACCTTCGATCTGCAGCGGCGTGGCGCGCATGGATTTCCGCAGGCGGTTGGTGACGACGCCCAGGCGGTTCTCCGCCACCGGGAATGGTCCCTTGCCGGTGAAGCGGTTTTTCACCGCACGGCCCAGCACTTCCTGCGCGCCGCTTCTGAAGGCAAAGCCCAGCCGCTGCAAGACCCGTGCAGGACCGTTGCGCAACGCGAGCAGCGCGGCGCTTTGGTCTTTGGTCACACGGATGGAGAGTCGGATCATGGTTTCATTCGCCGGAAAAGCGGCGGTATGGGCGGAGGGCTTCGAGGGCGTCTTCGGAGAGTCCGTTGATGAGGCGGGCCTTGTCTTTCTCGCTGCCGGAGCGCAGGCCCACGGCGGAGAACATGCCGCGCGTCTCGGCGTGGAGTTGCACCTCGGAAAGGAAGGTCTCTAACAAATCATCCGGCAGCGCGGTGGCTCCGCTTGGGATGGCGGTGCCGTCCTCGGGGTCCAGCCAATACCCGCCGGTGTAAGTGACGATGATGCGCTCGGTGCTGGTGCCGGGGATGGCGGCAAAGGAGATGAGACCGGCGGAGAGGTCGGTTTGATAGTCTCCATCGTAAGTCTCCGGCGCTCCGGTGAAGGTGCGGATCTGGATGGAGGTAATGGTTTGCAGCGGCTGACGGCGAAGGCAGACGGAAAGGGTGAGAGCGGAAAATTCATCCACCGCGCCGGAGAGCCGGGCGAACTTCCGGGCGCAGTGCCCTTCCATCCGCCCGGCAATGGCGAGGCCGAGTTTGCTCAACGCCGCATCATAGTCCGTGTCCTGCCAGGCCGCTTCCGGGAGGATGCGGCTTTTCAGGTGGGCGAGGGTGCAGAGTCCGGCGTCGAGCATGGGTGTGGTTGGTAGGCGCGTTCGTGAGAACGCGGGCTTGGTTATTCAGTGGGTGTATCAGCAGCCGCGTCCACGATAGCAACGAGTTCCGGCAGGACGGCGGCGCGGGCGGCGTCCAGTTCAAAGGTCTCGCCCTTGCGCCGCACGGTTCCCTCTTCATAGAGGTTCACCAGGGCGATGGCGTTCACGCGCGCGGATGGCGTGGCGGATTGGGTTTCGGTTGGTTTCTTCTTGGCACTCATTTGATGTTAAAAGTTCGATGTTCTATCAGCTCCCGGTGATGCCCCTGGGCGAGCGAGTCGGCACCCGCCCAGGGACACGGACCGGAACCTATTAGGCACCCGGCAGGGTGAGCACGGCGAAGGCCTGCGAGCGGCGGACCTTGACGCCGGCGCGTGCGACGCCGCGGAAGTAACGCTCGTAGGTCGTGAATCCGGCGTGATCGCTCTGCTCCATCTCGAAGCCATTGCGCATTCCGACAACGAGGCCACCGGGATCACCGAAGACGGCAATCTTGGCGTTGGCGGCGTTGGCCGTGGGAGCCGCGTGGGCGGCAACGACGGGGTAGCCGAGGATCGATCCGATGCTGCCGGCGGCCGGAGCCTCCAGAGCGGTCAGGAAGATCGGGCGTCCGTTGCTGTCTTTCACACCGAGGGCGCGCACCAGGATCTGCGGATTCATCCACCACTTGCAGGGGCGGCTGAGGATGCCGGCATCCACCGTGGTGAGACACTTGATCCAGTCTTCCAGATCGGTGGTCTCGGTGGTGACGTTGCCAGCGGCTGCTGCGGCTGCGGTGCCGCCGCCGCCGAAGATGCCGGTCATGTTTCCGTCCGTTGCGTCCGCTCCGCCATCGGCTTGCAAGCAAGCCCAGTCCAGGCGGTAGGCGATCGCTTCGGCGAAGTCGCCGAGCACGTCGGAAGTCACGTCGAACTCGGAGTCATCCAGCAGTTGGCGGGAAACCGGCAGCAAGGCACCGATCACTTCCAGCGTGAGATCCACCGAGGTTCCGGCCTTGGCCGTGTCTTCGGTGATGTCTCCGCCTTCCGTGAGGATGAAGTTAGCCGCGGCACGCGCGGTCTTCACCGGGAACTTGGTGGTCTTGGTGCCCACGCGGCGGACGTCGAACGAACTCCATGCACCGTAACCGGCGAGGGTGTCGTAGATGTCATCCGCCAAGGCATCCACGATCATCGTGGAACCGGGAGTGGCGTCCTCGCCCAAGGTAGTGCGATGCACCGCGGAGAGCGGAGCCTTGCAGGCCATGCGCACGGCGGCGTTGAGAAGGTTGCGCTTCTCCGGATCGGCCTTGATGCGCTGGATGGGATCGCCATTGGCGAGGCGCAGTTCCTGCCCCATGCGAAGCGTGAGTTTCTTGATGGCAAGCGTGAGTTCGCCCTGGCTGGCGGCCTGCTCGTTCTTGAGCTTGGTGAGTTCCTCGAACGCGGACTTCGTTTCCTTTTGCAGGTTGTCGTAGTTCTTGGTGAGTTCCTCGGTGGTGGTTTTCACCTTGCCGACGGTTTCGAGAACCTTGGCTTGGAACTCCGCAGTGGAGAGTCCTCCGCCGCCGTTGTCGCCTTTGAATTCCTCAAAAAGAGGTTGGAATCGTGGTTTCATAAATGTGTGTGTGTTTCTTTGGTGATTTGGTTAGATTCTTGCGAGTTGCTCCAGGAATGCCTTCCGCTCCGCTGCCTGGCGCTCTGCGAGTTCACCGCCGCCAGGCTTGCCGGGTGAATCGCTCGTGTGGTGCTTGTTGCTGCCGGGAGAGTGTTGTTTGTCGCGGGCCGTGATCCGGCCCATTTCCCGCGCGATGAGGCTGCGGGTGAGTTCGTCGAGGTCGGGCTTGTCGAGCGCCTTGCCTGCGATGGTCAGAAAGCTCATGTCGTCATCGGTGAAGCCGACGCTGGCGAGATCCGCATCCTTGATGCATCCGGCCTCGAACGACTTGGCGAGCGCGTCCGGATTCGCACCGATGATGCAGGCGCTGAGTTCGATCTGCTCCTGCTCAAGATAGATGTATCGGACGTTGCTCGCATTTTCCGGGGCGATGCCGAGGCCCTGCAATGCCTGCGTCCATCCATCCTTGCCGTTCGCCACGTAGCGGATCGGGAAGAAGCCCACCGAGACAGCCTTGAGGAAGCCGCCGAGCGTCATCTTCCAGCCGAGCTGTGCGAGTTTGCTTTCCTCCACGTCCTTCGCCCAGCGCACGCGCTCGATGAGGTCGCGGCCTTCGATCCTTGCGGATGTCACCTCGCCGAGCAACTTGTCGATGCTCCAGTAATTGTGCGAGTCCACGAACGGCGCGTTTTTGGCAAACCGCGTGAAGCGCCAGCCGCGTGCGGAAACGATCTCGTTGTAGCTGTCCAGCGTCTCGTTTGATGCCACGTAATCGACCAGGCCATCGGCCTCGCTGATGATCTTGGGCACTACGGTCATCGACCGGCGGAGTGTGTTGGTGTCGCTCATGTCAGTAGGGGATTGAATCGTCATTGTTGAAATCGTCATCTTCCGCCGGATCACTCACGGCGATGGTCACGCAGTTGCAGTTGATCACTTCCTTGGCCGGGGCCTCCGGATCGCCGGGGTAGCTCATCTCGAATCCGCCGACGTTGAATTTCTCATCCACCGGCACGATCTGCTCATTGGCGGCGTAGTGGCTGAGGCGTTCATTGCCCAGGCCGCTGGTGAGCCACTGCTTCCATTGCACACCGGCGGCGCGGAATGCCAGGTCGCGGGCGAACTCATAGGCCACGGTGGTTTCGGTTTTCGCAATCGCCATGCTGCGGCTCTTGTCGATGCCGCGGAACTTCCGGCGCGTGCGCTCGGCGAGTTGTTCCATGGTGTCTCCGGCATCGATGCCGGCCTGGAGTTCATCGCGCACGGCTTCCCAGACTTTCTGTCCGGCACCGCTCAAGCGGTTCTCGCGGATGTTGAGGGCTTCCAGCACCTCGGCGGCCGGTTGCGTCATCGGATCATCCCGGCGGAGTTCCTCACTCCATACTTCGATGCCCGCCTGCTCGATGGCGGCGCGGCTGATGGAGAGCAGGCCCTTGATCCATTCCTGCAACCAGGCATCCAGATCGAACACCAGGGAAAGCACGTCCGGCGTGCGCACGGCCTTCTCGGTGGAAGCCGCCGCGGCGATCTTGCGCAATGTTTCCGCGCGGGCGTCCATGAGGTAGCGGCTCACCTTGGCGGCGAACTTCTTCTCCCATGGCTCACGATACTTGCGCACGCGCTGCCATGCCGCCGCGGCCTTGGCGCTTGGGGCCTTGGGTGTGACCACCGGCGTGCCTTGCGTGCGACTCGCGAAAAGTTGTTGCAGCTCCTCTACCGGATCTTCCGCAAGCTCTGGCGGATCGGTCGGATCAGACAGATCAGACACATCTTCAATCTCCGTGAGATTGAACGGCACCCGGCCCACGTCATCGCCACGGAAGCGCGGCAGCTTGAGCCGGAAATACTCACCCGCCACTTTCCAGGGCATGCCACGGTCAACCGCCTTGACGGCCGTCTCGAAGCGCTCGCTGCGCACCTGCTGCATGGTGCTGTGGGAATCCCAATCGAACTCCACGAAGATCGTTGCGCTTCCGCCCAGGAACTTCGCGCTGATGATCTCGAACGCGTCAGCGATCTTTGCGGCCAGCGGCATGCACTCATCCTCGATCAAGCGGAAGCGATCCGATGCCGAGCCGATGCTGTAGCTCGCCTGCGGGTCCGCGAAGGATGGCGGCACGCCCAGGGCGATGAAGACTTCCTTCCGGTTCTCCAGGCGCTGCGCGACATAGGCGCTGTCCACCGCGTTGAGCGAGGGATCTTTCACATCCACATCGGCAGGCAGGAACGCGGCGCGGAATTCTCCACGGCGGCCCAGCTCGCGCTTCATGCGGAGCTGCGCGGTGACTTGCTTGATCTGGTCATCGGTGAACTGTCCGCCCTTGCCGATGACGAACGGCCCGCGGTCGCCATTGTTCATGGCGAGGTTGCGCGCGAAGGTGCCGGCGGCGTAATCGCTCTGCGCGGCGATCATCGCGGCTTCCCATTCGGAGAGGCCCAGCACGTCGTGGTAGGGATTCCAGTTTTTGATTTGGATCACCTGGTCGGGGATGAGCGCGCCGCGTTGCCGGTTTGCGTCCGTATAGGTCCAGCCGATGAGTTCGCCGCCTTCGATGATGGCGTGCATCGCATCCGCCTTGGCGAGGATGAGCGGGGATTTTTTCGCGCGCGGCGTGAACCACGTGTCATCCATGATCAGGAAGGACTGCCCCTTGAGCTTGAGCAAGGCCACGATCGCCTCGATGAAGATCTGGCGCGTCATCATGCCGCTGGCGTCGCGCGCCGGAGTTTCCCAGAAGCGGGTGAGCTCCGGATTGTCCACCACCACATCGCCGCCGCGGCGGTCGCTGGTGATGATGAGCGGACGCATGGAGATCGGCCCGGCCACGAACTTGATGGCCGCGCGCACCCAAGCGCTCTTCGCGTAAGGCCGCGTCAGATCCGGCGAGGAGTTGCCGCCGCCACCGTCTAACAAGTCGCCGAACATGGCGGACTGCCAGCCGAGCGACCGGGCCACCATGGCACCGATGCCAGGGAGCCGGGAAATCACCGCCCGGAAGTTCATCGCACACCCCCTTTTTGAGTATTGGCGGCGTCCATCGCCTTCCGGTCCGCCGCCATCACCCGCGGCAGGGCCGTATTGCCATTGCAAACCTCTGCAAACTGGCGATCGGCTGCCGCGCGCGCAATGACGCCGGATTCCGGCACCCCCCCCGTAGAATCGATTTTAGAGGGCATTTGCATCATGCGGTGGCTGGGTGGGAAAGGGATCATGTCAGCAGAGGATGACTTCGAGCGGGCGGGTGATGGTTTTTCCGGCGTGGATGGCGAGCGCGAGCGACCAGAAACGGTCGGCGTGTCCATCGTCGTCGCTGTCCGCCACGAAGCGGATGTTTCCGGCGGCGGTGGTTTCCTTGCGGATCTTTCGGATGTCGGAGATGAGCTTGTCATCGCCGAAGGGGATGCGGATCGCGCCGTCCTCGAATGCGGATCTAACCGGATAGGCGAGATCCTCTTTCACGGCACCCGTGAAGTTCACGCCTTCCACCTTGTTGCCGAAGCGTTGCCCGGCCCGCTCGGCGAACTGCATGCCGAGGCCAGTGGAGTCGATGCACACGCGGCGGCAGATTTCCAGCCACGGATAGATCTGCGCTTCCTGCAGTGAAAACATCACCTTCATCAGGTCCAGCCGGTGGCGCATGAAATACACACCCGCCACTTTCTCCAGGATCACCAGCGAGGTGAGGTCGTGATGGCGGCCGATGTCGATGCCGGCGTAGAGAGTGGCACCGGCAGCCGCGCGCTTGCGGGCTTCCTCCAGGGACCATTCCCATTGCTCGCCTTCCTTGGTGCAGCAGCCGTCGATGAGCGCGTATTCGATGAAGGCGCTGGCATCATCGGCAGGCACGCACATGTATTCCTGCTGGAAGGTTTCTTCATCCCTGGCGCGGCTGCGCTGGTAGGTGAAGTAGTCCGCCTCGTCCATGTCCAGGCGCGGGTCGCCTTCCTTGAGCTTGGTTTGCAGCTTCCAGAGGAAACACTGGTCGAGCGCGGTTTGCAGCGAGACCTCGTGATACGAGAACCGCTTCGGGTTGCCCTTCTCCTTGATCTCGCGGATCAGGGTGTTGAAGTAGTTCTTGCTGCCGCGGTGTGTGGAGATGATCGCCAGCGTGCCGCCCCAGTCGATGGTGGGGCCTGCGATGGCATAGACCATTCCGGGATCTTTGCGCAGGGCGAACTCATCGAGCTTCACCCGCCCGCCGCGGCCTGCGAAGGCGTCCGGGTTGGACGAGAGGGAATTGAGCACCGTGCCATTCGGGAAGGGGATCGTCTGCGCCGTGTGTTGCTGGCCCTTGTCGTCATAGAGCACGGTCTCGCCGCATTGCAGGGCCGCCAGGTGCAGCACTTTGCCGAAGCCCATGCAGTCCCGCACATACTGGCGGGCCGTGAGTTCATCGCGGCTGGAAACCCACGTCTGCAAGCGGCTTTCCGCCTGCGCGTGATAGCGCACGTCCTCATAGCTGCTGCCGTAGGAGATGCCGATCCGGCGGCCCTTCGCCATCAGCTTCATGATTGCGTTGTCCCTGATCCACCTGTCCTGATAGGGCAGCATGAACAAATCCCGCTCCGGGATGTTCTTGGCGCGGCCTTTGAATCCGCGTGCGTGCTCTGGCAGTGCGCGGGTCACAGGATCTTGAGTTGTTTCTCCAGCATTTCCAGCGTCTCGGCACTGAGGCCGCCGCCCTGTTTGAGTTCCTTCGCCTTGGCTTCCATCTCGTCCAGGCGCGCGGCCT